TATCTGTGTATAATGGATAGTAAGGAAGATCGTCTGCTGTGATAGTTGGTTCAGTAATAGTTGAACCAGTTCCATCGTATTTGTATTCTCTTGACTCGTAAATTTTGGGTGCAGTGTCTAGTGCAGTGGTAAGACCGAATCCTCTATTAGGTGCTTGAGGTGGGTTTGACCCATCGGGGGTTCCATCATATTCTGCAGTCGTTAATGTTCTTGGGTCATTAAATCCCCTGTCCACCTTTCGGGTCATCTGTTTATTATCAACACCCTCTTTATAACCTGATTGAGGAATACCAGCTGCACTCCCCATGATAACTGGTTGTTGACATAGTTCCCCATCTCTAAAGAATCCAAATACCGTAGACCCTTCCACAAGACCGTGTTGTGTACCAAAACCCGATAACCCTGCAGAGGTAGTCGGTAGTATCACTTGGGCCCATGGAAGGTCGGGGGTTGCAATCCTTAATTTATCATCACTATGGATACCGTGAACACGAACACGAACTCTACCCACTTTAAGTGGGTCTTGTCTGTCCTCAACTATTCCATAAAATGTTTTTATCATGTCTGTGATTCCTTGACCATTGAAGCAGGAGTTGAATCAGCAACCCTTTTTGCATAACTTTCTTTAACACACTCTAATTTTAACACACCTCTCTGTTGAATAGGATTGACCTCAAGACACAGATCAATAATCAAATACCTGTCGTCATTTATTTGGTCTGAAGTGTCATCGTTGTTAGCTTGTGATTCGGGAGACGGTATGTTCAATACGATAACTGTACCAACGGATAAATCTGTTCTTGCTGGAATGGTTACCTGAATCCGATGTTGTTGTAAGTTCTCCATCATCGCTCTTCTCTCTAGTTCTGCATTGTCTTTATTACTATGCCCTAGAAAAGTTTCCGTTCCTGTTACAGAAGGGTCATTACTAAAATCGTGGTTAGCATTATTAGTGTATAACACTACACTTTCGAATGACTCATTGATTGGAAGGTCTACATCTATTTGATCAACAGTTGGAGATATACTAGGGTCTATTAGAATCCCAGTTTTATTAGTTATCTCCATCTCACCAGTCATAACTAATGGATGACCTGAGACATGATCTCCTTTCTTAAAAGACTCTTCAAGATCGAATACAATATCCTGTTCAAGTTTTCTCAAAGGGTCGTAGGCCTTCATAGAGGATGCATATGCACCACCAATAGTTCCTTGAAGAGTGTCAAATAGTTGAGGTTTACTGTATGCAAGTATCTGAGTGTTTGCACCATTGGGAGCATTCATATCTAATTTAGCTGTATTAGTATCACTCCTTGGTTTAAACGAGAACTCTAATGGAAACTCTTGTTGTGTTAATGTGTCGATACTGGCAAACCTAAAACCACCGTTAAGTGTCTGATACAAAAACATACCATTCTTAGTATGAGTGTCTTCACCCTTCGATGCTCTTGCTACGAAGTGATCAGCTAGTCTTGCAATAGTCCAGTTAGGAGAAATGAACTGATTGTTATCAGGTACAGTCTGTTCCCACAAATCTATATCTTGTTTGGGAATGTTAAGACCAAAGTGTTCATCTGTAAAGAGACCCACTAACATATCAGTGTATGACCCTCTAAGGGTTTGACTGATTCGTTGTCTTCTTGCACGGAACATTCTAGGGTCACATATCTTGATAATATATGTTTTCTTACTGTCCTTGACTCGTTCTTCGTTAGACACCTTGTACACTCTGAACACTTTGTCTATTGAATCTTCAGGGGCACACGATTGACCGTTCCCTTCCTGTTGTCTAAATATTATTCTAACATTCTCTTGACCAGTAAACCTAAAGTTCTTGGTAAGATTAAGTCCATCGTCTATGGCAATCTCACCAGTAACAAATTTACTGTAGATAGATTCAAAGAGACTAACTTCCATTGCTGACCTTGGTATCTCTAATGACTCACCATATTGATTTACAATGGAAAGTGCAATGACGTGTATTCCACCCTGTTGTTGATCAGCTGGGTTAGGCATTTGACATCACTCGTGTAAATTCCGACACAACCCTTTTAATCTTCTCGGGTCTAATGATTTTAATTTTTCGTTTGGCCTCATTGAGGTTCCACTCTTGAGTGTAGTGTGAAATTTCAGACCACCCTGCACCACCATAGTTTCTTTTGACTTTATCTGCATTCTCATAATAGGATGTTGAATCTCTATGATCTGCTACCGTGTTAACTGTGAAAGACTGACCACTGTTAGACCCTGTCACAACATCATCGATTGCAAACCCACCACCTTCAACTGTTATTGATTTGTGTGTCGGATTGACATTAATGACCTGTCCCAGTTTTACACCAGTGGAATCTGTAATCTCTTCTCCAACAAGAAACTTGCCAGCAGATGTTATAATTCCACCTGTGGTTTCTGAAAACAAAGTCTGTCCTTTGAATTTTGACTTTAGATATTCTTCGAATACTTGGGAATCCATATGCCAGTCGTAATAGTTCTCTAGTTCATTGACTAGGAAGAATGTCCAATGTAGTTCACTATCTCCATATAGTTTTGATGCAACCACATCGGGTCTCTCACCTTCAGATAGTTCATAGTAAGTGTATTCTATAAGACTGGTTACTGCACTCTTTTCTATAGTGGCCTTCCTGAAGAAGTCCTTAATTGTAACGATCTTACCAGTGTTAAGTGTGTACTGAATCTCGGGAAAGTTTGAGAATAATTTATTAGCCATTATACAACCCCATGCTTAGAATCGAAGGTCTGTCCATTTCGAGCAAATGCAGATATCTTCCCATAATTTTCTTGTGACATGATTTCCATCTCTGTAAATCCAATTGTCATCTTTGTACTAAGTGGTTGACCACCTTCAAATACTGCAAACTTCTGACCATTGAAGTGATCTACCTCACACTTAGTACAAACCATTTCTAGATAACCATCTAGTGTTTTTTCAATTGGCCCTTCAAACTCTGCTGTAAATTTATTTGGATAGTTGAAGTAATTCTCTACCTTACTGTCCTCGTTCGAACCAAATGTATCGGGTAACATTGCAGTCCTGAAAGTGTATATGATCTCATTAACCATATCTGCTTCTTGTTGTGACTTAGGCCAGAATTCATAGACGAATTCAAACGATCTAAAGTCTACACCATTAAGAGTTTGTTCTTTCATAGGATTGACGGCTAGTCCAGCATTTCTATTCATCTGGCCACCTGACATTCCATTCAATGCTTGGTTTCCTGCCTGACTAATTGCACCACCAGCTGCACTAACACCTGCCTTAAGTTTAGCTCCTGTCCCACCTTCTGTTTTTTGAAAAGCATTCATAATCACACCCAAAGCACTCTTACCTTTTGACTCATAACTAACTTCTAAACTAGATGAAATTCCATCGGGTACGTATAACATGATTTCAACATTTGATTCACTCAAAAGATTGACTCCGTTCGTACCTCCTCGTTTCTTTCTTGCAAGACATGTAAACACTATGTAGTTATCTAATATATCGTTAACTGGATATATGAGTTCTACATCTGCAGTACATGGGTTTCTCTTGGCAAGAGCTTGTTCACCATTAGAAGCTGCAAGTTGTGACTCAAGAGAACTTCGTCTCTGCTCTAAAACTCTTTTTGATTCCTCTGCTTGTTCTCCAAGCTTATCCAATGCAGTTGTAAAATTTAAACTCTTCAACTTACTGGAGATACCCTTAATCGAGTTGATCGCAGACTTTGCTTTGTTTATCTTATTAAGTATTTTGTTGAGTGAGGCCATTTAGAATCTCTATAAATAGTAGTAATTAATTATGTTCACTTCTATTTATGTCATACAAAGGTAAGTTCAAACCAAAGAACTATAAAAAGTACAAAGGAGACCCCACAAAGATATTCTATCGGTCTTTATGGGAGAGAACTTTCATGCGTTACTGTGACAATAACAGTGCCATCATTGAATGGAACTCCGAAGAAATAGTCATACCTTATATATCTCCTGTAGACAAGAGAGTGCATAGATACTTCCCTGACTTCTATATTAAGATGCAACAGACCAACGGTAAGGTCGTCCGTGAGATCGTAGAGGTTAAACCCAAGAGACAGTGTCTACCACCCAAACCTCAACAGAGAAAGACTAAGAGATATCTCACTGAGATCACTACCTATGCAGTCAATCAAGCAAAGTTCAAAGCTGCTGAGGATTACTGTAAAGACCGTGGGTTAACTTTTAGAATATTAACTGAAGACCACTTGACATAAAACCATAAATAGAATGTATGGGACTATTCACCAACATACTTGATACTGACACTGCACCAACTAGAGGAGAAAGTCTAGAGTGGTTTAGAGAGTCGGTATCTGAAATGACTAGAGGTCAATTCAGAAGGCCCAGTAAGATATTGAGAGAGGGACAGAGTGTTCCTAGTGCAGTCATCGGTAGAATGTATATGTTTATGTACGATGCAAAATACGGTGATGTAATGCCGTACTTTGATAGATTCCCCCTAGTGATTCCATTTGATTTCACTGACAATGGGTTCTATGGAATAAACCTTCATTACATTGCACCTAAATTTAGAGTGTTACTGTTAGAGGAGTTATA